ACGCATATTGGAACCTCAATTGATATGGTCGCTTTTCTTACATCGTCCATGACATTTTTATATTCCTCTTCTTTCAAAGCGATATGTCTTTCGATCATTTGGTTTATTTCAGATTCAGTTAAGTCATAATCATCTTTCAACGGAACCAAAGTCAAAAAGGTATCTCGCACCATTTTATACGCTTTTTCACCATTACTTCCGGAAGAAATCATCGCGTAATTTCTCGTACATTGACAAAATTGTAATAAACGTTTGGAAGTCGAATATGACATAGTCGGTTTGATGATTAAACGATAATAAGGTAACATGCTATGAAAATTATTAATAAATAGTCTTATGTCAAATGGACTAATAGAATCGTCTTTATAACTTTCCAAAAATACTTCATAAATCATATTTTTACCAATGATGTATATTTGTCCAATAGGATCCGAACGACATCCCCAATATGGTTCTTTTGGATTTATCGCATTTCCAATAAAATAAATATCCAAGATTAATTCATTATGAGGTAAATGAACCAACAATGGTTTAATATATTTTTCCATATGGTCTTTTATTTTACCAGCATCATTATCCGTATTATTCATTAAACCATCAGTCATACCTTTCATGATATCATTCCAGTTTAATATATGTAGAGGTTTAGGATTGTGAGATAACGTGTTAAACGCATCCATTAATTTATTGATAAACGTTGTGTTGGGTGATATAATATTACTACCCGTTTCTTTATCTGAACTATCACTTATATATTTATTCGTATATTGAATCAAAACGTCAAAGTAAGGGTTCATTTCATAAACATATTTTTCTATCCATACTGGTTTAACAGACGGATTTCTACGACCAGGGTTAGAATATAGGTATATATCAGTATATTGTAATGTTTTTTTATCTTTATATTGTAACTTGTAAATCTTGTGATTCGTTAATAAAAATATAATAGGAATGATGGTATAATCAGTAAAGAAATTTCCGTATATAATATCTACTGCATAATAAATTGATTTCACATCATCTGGTATTTCAATGGATTCAAAAAAATCATTCCACAAATTGATATGTAATTTGTGTGATAACCATCCACTATCTCCTGTTGGAGCATCAATGATATAATTTTTTAACGACATTGACATATTTTATCTACTCTATAGTTTTCATAAACTAAAATCAAATTTAAAAGACCCTTTCAGGTCTGTTAAATTACATCAATAAATTATTAATTTCTCTCACGTTTCTAATACCGGTTTGTAACCTATCTATCAATTGAACTTGAAGTCTTTCTTCTATTTCTAATTCCCGAGTCCATTTGATGAATAGGTTAGAATATTCTATATCACAGTCAACGTCCCACGGAGCGAAAAGAGACAAGTTTCTTTCCCACCATAAGACGTATAGTTCATAATAGGAATCTTCATCGATCTCAATGTACTTTTTTTCTTCTGTGATAAACTCGTGAACAAAATTAACATACTTCTGTTGTAACTCGATTGACTCCATCTGACTCTATCTTTACTTAAAAACGCTTTAAAAAATCAATTTTAGACCTCGCAAAAGGGACATACATCTCTATATATCTCGTTTCATTATTCATTTCTATATTATAACCAATGTACTTGAACCCTATCGAATATCCATCCTCTTCTGAAAATACTATAAATGTGTCTATATCCATCTGTCTAAACACGTTAAAAATCAAATCTGTTTTTACCCATTTCCCTTTTACAAGTCGATATGAAGTTACATTTTTCCCAGCAGACGAAATTAGATAATCATAATATCTATTCGGATCAATTTCGTTCTGATTCATCCATTTCGCCAACATCGTCTGAGATCTCGTCATCTTTCAACTATTACTAGGGACTTTTTTTAAAGAATCAATTTTATATGGCCGAAGCCATATAAAAATAAATTCAATGTTTAATCAGACAAATCCATATTATCATTAAATTCTAAAATCAGATTGAAATTGATTTCTTCGTCATCCCAGTCTTGACTTTCTTTTCTTATAAAGCGTGTCATAGAAGCATTTTTTCTTGCTTGGTCAATTTCTTCTCTTCTTTTTATCATTTTTGCATCTTCTACCTGTTTAAACAAGTCAGATAATTCAATACGTCTTAAATTCCTAACGTAGAGTGAATAAACAGGGTCAAATCTGACATCATTAGGGTTTAATCTAACGTCACTGGGGTTTAATTTGACGTCACTGGGGTCAAATCTAACGTCACTGGGGTCAAATTTGACGTCACTTGGGTCAAATCTAACGTCACTGGGGTCAAATCGAGCTTGGTTCAATCGAGCTTGGTTCATTTTTCGGTTTATGTCTTATTATATCCAATAAAAATCAATTTTATTACAAACGCTCTCTAATAAGTCGAACAAACTCTGGGTTTAACTCTATCAAAATAAAGTGACAATTCAATTGTTTTGCAGCCATTCCTGTCGTCCCGCTTCCGCCAAAGGGGTCCAATACGACGCCATTTGGTGGACAAAATGTCGAAATGATTTTTAAAGGCAATTCGATGGGAAACATAGCATAGTGTTCGATCTTTTCATGTTTTAAGGGGATAGACCATAAATCTTCTGGCGTTTTTCCTTTACTGTTATTCTGTACAGATTGTAAGACGTAATGTTCATCTAATAAAGAATCGTATCGTTCATCTAATTCTAATATTACTTTTAGTCTCTTATAATCTGAAACGGAAGGCAAAGATCTTCCGTGGTCTAGTCTGAGCCAATGACCCGCTTTTGATTTATATTGAAACATTTCGTCTAACTTTTTAGCAGTTATTTTCTTCTTTTTTGCAGATTCTTTAAAGTAGGTATGCATTTCAATCTCTTCTTGTTGTGTAAACAGATGCTTACGCATCTTGGAATAATAAATATTTTTTCGAGCTCCTGGACTAGCTCCTTTATTTTTTCCAGCATTTTTAAATTTAGTATTTGATTGTCTCGAGTCGTTCCAATCTTCAATTTCTTTTTCTTTCATTTCATAGTCTTCGATACTTAATGTTTTCGGGAAAGGGGTTTTGATAAGTGTTTGTGGAGTTTCGCGTAATAAATCCAAATTGGAGTAATATTCTTGTTGATAGTATTTCCCTGAATCTTTGGTAAAAAAATAGACGGGTTCCCAAGTCGAACAAAAACGATCTTTTACAGATGAGGGCATATGATTCGGTTTGTACCAAACGATCTTGTTACGAAGAGTCCACCCGTTTTGGATCATTGATATACATATTTGTTCAGGGATCATTTGCAATCCTTTCTTTTCGTATTTATCTCCGATATTCAAAAATAGAGAGCCGGTATCTTTTAAAACGCGTAACGATTCTTTAGCCCAAATTTTCATGATAGAGAGATATTCATCCAATTTTTCTTCTTTTCCAATTTCATTTTCCATCCCATAATCTCGTTGTTGAAAATAAGGAGGGGAAGTGATAATTAAATCAATAGATTTTTCATCCATTTCTTTCATGATGTGGATACAATCTCCTTCTAAGATCATTTTTATTTTTTAAAAAACGATTTATTCGATTTTTTCAATTTTATATAAATTTTTATTGGTGATACAGAATCTTAATTCATGTATTGTTTTTCCAGCTTTTATCATTTTATCACAATCAAGTGGCGAACAGTTTGCTATCCCGTAAGAATTGATTTTATATTCATCTTGGTACGACCATTTCACGAAAGCGACGAGCGTGATAACAGGTTTTTCTTCTATAAATGGAGATTGAATCCCAAAATGTTCTTTCCCTTTAAATTTACTGGATACGTGATTAAGCGTTTGAGAGTTACCAATATGAATATTCAATCCGTTTTTAGTTTCAATAAAATCAGAATCTTCTTCTAAAGAGCCTTTTGCATCTAGTTGTAATATAAAATGTTCGGTTTCAAATGAATGGTCAGAATGATGTTCGCATATAGCAGGTTCAAACTCGTAACTGAGTTCTTTTAATGTTAGATTAGAGCAGTGATAGACAAAATTTTCGATATTTTTATTCATTGATTTTCTATAACAATCGTTTCCTTTTTTATAAGGAGAAGTTCTTTTATTCACTTTGTTAATAAAACATTTATATGTTTTGCCAACAAAAGACATAAATGTATCCATAAAATGAGTTTGATTCATTTATTTAAAGATACATGTTTAAATAATTATTCTCAATTTTATGGTCTAGACTTAGAAATATTTTTCGGGATGATGTAAAATATCATCTGATGAAATTAGATTAGTATGGTTTTCTTTTATCCATTTATTGAACTTGTCTTTTTTTGAATAGATAATGATATTTTGTAAATTGTCTATAAACACCAAAAATCCAATTTTATGGTAATAATTTCTTAAGTTATTAACAAAATCAAGATCATTTGAAGTATCAATTTCATCAATAATGGAGAGTACTTTCATTTTTGATATTCCATATATGTCAGGTTTAAAATGGAGAGGAATCGAGTTGTTTTTTATAATAAATTGATAAAATCCTTTGATATTGATGATGAGATTAGCAAAGAAAGAGTCACATATTTTGAAAAAGTCTCGATCGACTGTATCATAATAGTGTATCGAAATAAACGACATTTTATTATGAGATGTATTTCTTAAACATATTATCTCGATGTTTTAGTAAATCAGATAAGTCTTGGTTTACTTTTTCAGGCTGATGGATATACTCGATTTGATAAGACTCGTCGTAAGCGATTGCTGACTTTAATTTGTATATATCATTCATCTTTTTAGGAATGATAAGCGTGCACAAGAAATTTAATGCCAATGGTATACTCGCCGACATTTTGTTATCTATATGTTCCTTATTACAAGGAGATACAAACACATATTTTGATATTTTTAATATATTCATCATTTCTTCCGTATTTAAATTATTGATATAACGATCGATAAAGATACAGGTAACCGCTGGTTCTAAGGAGGTTCCCTCTGGTTCTAAACTTTTTATATTTTTCACATATTCCGAATTGATCATATCTCTTGCACTAACACCTAAAAAAACGATATTATTTTTTGCTATCTTTTTTTTGTGTTTGATATCTATCTGTCGATAAACAGGTAAGATCCAATCTAAGTCAGGTCTAGATGGGAAGTATCTAGTTCCAATATGTGTTTTTAGATCTTCACGTCGATTTAAATGGAAATGATCGATAACGATTATATTATCTCTGGTATATTCTTTATCAAACAAAGGATCGTCATCTGTTAATAAAATCACTTTATGATAACTATTATCAGGTTGGTAAGATGATAATGGGAATAATGTAAAAGGGAATTGTTTATAAAATTCGAACCAGTTCGCATGATTTTCAGTTCTTGTATAAATATGTAAGTTGATCTTATGTATCATACAATAATCCATAACGTACCCAAACATTTCATAATGAAATGGAAATCCGTTAAAGATAGCTATCGTATTCAACTCTTTTTCAATATAAAAAAAAGTATGAATATTTTTAATCTGTCTTAGATAGGGAAATATACGACTAGACGGGCTATGAATACCAAAAAAATGATCAAAAATACCTTCTTTGTATTCTGTATCATGGATTGCAAATACTTCTAAGCCTACTTCTAAGCCTACTTCTAAACCCAATTTCATACAACCTAGTGTAAAATAAACATCTTCTGCATCAGTTTCTATTTTCTGTGAATTTTTCAAAGTGGGTTGAGGAGGAAAATGGTCAATCACTTTTATCATATCGAGACGATTTCGTAACGATAAACCGCCGTTAAAGTTTTTAAAAACGGGGTTAATACCTTCTCTTTTTAATTCTTTCCAATCATATAAAAAATTCCCCCCGATATAACTTTTATTTAATTTTATAAAATAGTCTAAATGATGATGATTATTTTTATCTGGATTGATCCATGTATCGCATTGAATTGTTAATACATATTTTCTTGTTAAGTATGTCCATAAATCTCTTCTTTTCATAAAATCGTTATATTCATTAGAATTCATATTGTCTACAGGTAAGGGGTATAAATTGATTTTTTTCAGTTTCTTTTTCCAGTACTGGAGACTACTTTTCCCACAGAAAAAGACATAATTCATATCTCCGAGTACATCTTGGTATTGTTTTAGCAATTCGGGAATGTATTCAATTCTTCTTGGTTCAACTAAAAGAACTGTATTCATTTTTTTAATTTTTTGTAATTCTATAAATATATATATAAATATGCAACGTATACTCGATCAATTATACGGGTTATGGTTGAAAGATATAGATTATTATTTTGATACGCCACAAAAGAGAAATTATAATATAGAAAAAAAAGAGATCAAAAAATATAAGTGTCCAATGTATATTGGCTCTAAAGGTCGCAAACGTACTGTAAATATGAATGGGAGAGGTTTTTATTTCGATTTTCAATTAAAAGAGAATCCACCGCAAGGGAACCTCCAGTTCTATTCACCACAACCAACATTTTTACTACCATTCAATAATAAATGGTATCCTATTTTTTATTTACTATGCGGAAATATCACGTCTCTTTCAGATTTAAAAAAGATAAGCGGAAAGAGATGCACAGAAATCGGTAAAAATATATCATCTTCTGTGATAAAAGTAGCCTCTACTCGTATCTTTACCAAACCTGAACAATGTGTTGTTGAAATGATTGTTAATTCAATTGATTCTTATTCGGTCCAAAAAGGATTACCAAAAGTAGGTAAGTTTGGGATGGGATTTTTTTCAATCTTGTATTTTTTAATTGATCATCCATTACGTTACCTAGCAATTGTAACAATTGAAAATAAAAAAGCGGTATTGCTTAAGATACGTTACAGAAAAAATCTAAAGAATCTACACTTTAATTTAAATTATATCACAACGGATAGCGAGTCTGGGACATATATACATATGGAAACAGAGAAAGATCCATTTACATCAGAACAAACAGACTTGTTCAATCAGTTTATATACTATACAAAATTCGTAAAAGATGCTTCTATCAAAGTGTATAGTTCTGATAAAAGTTTTGATGTGAATTTATCAAAAAGTCCAGATCTTATCGTATCCATTATCAATAGAAATAGAATTTGTTTTGAAGATTATGGGACGGGTATTTCAATTGAAAATGTATTATCTTCATTATTAGTTCCGAGCACGTCTACAAAAACAATGAAAATATCAGATGAAGTAATAGAATATAAGAATGAAAGTGCTATTGATGTAGGTGTATATGGTAAATTTTATATCGTATGTAATCAAATTGTTATCGTAAAGATTGACTTAAAACTACCAGCAAATATCATAATGACTGTTCCGTCTACAGTACGTCTACCTGTATCTAGAGATGATGTAATTTTTGATGAGAAAAATGCGTTCGAATCATTGCACATACTATTAGAAAATTCGATCCAAAATAATTCAATTATCGAATTGGAGTATTCAATTGATGCTTATGTAAACTATACTTCCAATTATAAAAATAAAGAGATATTCAATCGGTTCAAAAAACAGATGTATGATATATTAAAAAAGAGAGGAATCATAACAGTAGACAATTCTAATTATGAATTTATTTCGAGTCTAATTAAAGGACGTATCATTAAATCTGTAAAAAATGATGCGATGAGTATAGAGAGTCTAATTGATAGTTTAAACTTAACTTACCGTGAAGACATTTTTTCAAATAAAAGAGTGGTGTTCGTAAAAGAAGATATGTATATAACCAATGCGGGTACATATAAATATCTTTTTGTAGGACCAGTTAAATCTGGATGGAAAGAAGAAGCTATCATCAATTTTCAAGAAGAACGTTTATATATGGTATCGAGTATAGAGTCTAAAGAAAGTACACAAATCGAAAATATATTATCTGAGTTTGAAAAATCTTTTTCAAACTCAGAGATAGTTATGATACGTAAATTAATGTCAGTATTTTTATCTTTACAAGATAGAGTAAATATCATTGATAAAATGTCTTCGATGAGAGAGTTGGTATACGGTGTTTATTTTATTTCTAAAATCGATCGGTCTTTTATAGCTGAATATATAGATATGTTATCTAACTATTTTTCAAATATATCAATTAATTATAGCTACGGAATGTCTAAAATAGATTTTGGTCATAATACTAATTTTTCATTAGATGAGACTTCAGATATGAACTATTCAAAGTCTTTATTTGATAAAATGAGTATAGGTATAGATAGTGTAGATAAAGAGAAAATCAAAGAGTATATGATCAATCGTTTTTTACTATTATCAGATACAAACCAACTATCTTACTTTAATTTTACGACTGGGATATTAAATTATTTTTTCAATACTATACTGAAACGTATAAAAGTGTATAAGTCTCTATCTATTTTTGAAATTATTTTTGTATGTCGAACGAAATATTTAGGCTATTATGATGAACAAACCGTTAAAATGATATATAATTTATACATTAAAGATATAGAAGATTACAGACTGACTTCAGTTCCTTATTGGAAAATAAATACAATATTGAATTACGCTTGTAATGCATTGATTTTATCTAAAAAGAAGCTTGTAATTAAAGATGAAATTTTTGATACACGTTTTGAGTCCCAGTTTACTTTTAAACAATTGATCACTTATGTCTTTTCAAATTCAGATGTAGATAAAATTAAACCTAGTCTTATCAAAAACGAATCTAAAAACGAGAAATTACAGTTATTAGAAATATCGGTCGATGCGGGTACAAATAAACCATTTCTACAAGCTACTCTTACCGAACTCTTGCAAAATTCTTTAGATGCTTATCGTCTAGAAAAAAGAGATAGAAAAGTTGTAGAAATTGATGTCGTAAAGATAGACAAAAAACTGATGGTTACCGTAACAGATTTTGTCGGGATGACTTCAAGTAATATTATTGCTTTATCTATCCCATTTTATTCCAATAAAGTATCCTCTTCTGTTGTGACAGGAGAAATGGGAACAGGATTTTTTAACATTTATCGTGAATCTGATCTTGTCATCGTTCATACTATTAAAAATAATAGAGCCGTGGTTATGAAAGACAGACCCATTCGTGATAAACACGGAAATATTGTCGATTTAGAAAAGAATATCGAGTACTATGAAGATATTCAAAGTAATACAACTAATATTAGTTTTTTTATTGATTATACACCCACTGTTATTTCTGATATCTATTACTATTCAACTAATGTCTTATCTTATATGGATATTGATCTAATGTTTAATAAAGAAAAAATCACTTCAGAAAAGAACTTGATTTATACTGAAGATAGTTTATCTTTTTATATCACAAAAAATCCAATCATCTCTTTTATTTTTACAAAAGGTGTTCCTTTCTCGCCTTTAACAGATTATCTTAAAAAAAATAAAGATTTATTCGATATGCCGAACGAAATTATCTACGAACTATCATCTAAAGTCATCATCGATATCGGACATGATTTTTATTTACCCACACAGTCAAGAACGAATTTACAAATATCATCTGAAAACATCAAAAAATTAAATGCATTTTTTTATCGAGCTGTTTTTTATATTTCCATCTATAATTTTTCTGATATATTGAATAGTATTACCTATGCCTTAGATTACAGACTCACACGAAATAATTATTTAAATAATATGGGAGACAATGAACTAGTTACCGTATTATTTAACTTGAACAATTTTCATAAAATTCATACTAAAAAAACGATTCTATTGTATACGAAGTTAAATGGCTTAAATAATATGGCACATATCATAAAAGATGTCTATCAAATAATAGGAAAAGAACCTATTTATAAACACGTAAAAGAGATTAAAAACTATTTTGATAAATTGGAAAAACAATGTAAAGACTCTCCTGAAATATTTAAAAGATATAAACAGATTATAACTAAATGGCTATCAACCAAAAATGTTACAGCAGATAAAGAACCTTTAAACAAAGACCAAGAATCAGATACGGAAGAAATCGAGTTAAAATATGATATATATACTATTTCTGCTTCTGATTTTAAAGAACAAATAGAGTTAAAAAATAAGAATGTATTGAGAGATATAAAATTAGTGTTTTCGACATTTGTTGATTTATTTTTAAAACATTCCAATGAACATCCTTCTGTTATTGAAATTTCATTAAAAAAAATAAAATCTTATAATATTGCTCAGTACTTAAACAATAAAATCGAGATAAATAAAAAGTATTTAGATGCCAACCATTTTCTGAATTTCATTAGAAATATTGATAATTATATCTTGAATATCGGAAACCTAAGAAACGACCCTTTTTATGATAAATGGTTTAGTAATTCTACACCGGCATCTATTATACCCCATGAACTAGAACACTCTAGAAGAAATTCTACTCACGATAAAGGTCAACATGACTCTATTATATATAAAGGACAAACTTATTCATTTGACGAGATTGCAACAAAACTTGTTAAAGATAAAAATATTAGCTTAGAATGGCTTCAATTGATAAAAAGAGAATTGAAAAAATAATTTTTTTAAATTATAAAATGCATTCTTTTATGAGTCCGCTTAAGAACGATATCAGACAAGAACCTAGAAACGAATCATCACATGTCATCACTTTCAAGAAAGTGATGGAAGAGTTAAAAGAAAACTATAATTTTGAAAATTCAATCACTTCTACTTCTCTTGATATACTCGCATTATATTTAAAAGGACAAAAAATACTTCACATTGAATCGAAAACACTCTGTGAAAAACGTTTGAATTCTTTAATGCTTCCCGCTATCTTTATATCTTCATTATGCTCTGTTCTTAACTTTGTTCTAAAAAATGTTATTTACGGAGATGTCGTGATTTCTGCTTTAAATGTGCTCAACGCTTTTTTGATGTCTACGTTAAGTTACTTGAAATTGGATGCGAAAGCAGAAGCTCATAAAATATCTGCTTACAAGTACCAAAAACTGGAATCATATTGCGAATTCAACTCTGGACGCATCTTATTTTTCGATGAAAAAGATCAAAGCATCTCTGAATTAGTAAGAGATATCCAATCAAAAGTGATGGAGATTAAAGAATCCAATCAGTTCGTTTTACCTGAATCTGTCCGAATTCGTTTTAAAGATATTTTTTCAACTAATGTCTTTACATTGGTTAAAGATATCCAAAACGATGAAATCGTTGTCATCAATAAATTGAAAATCATTATCCAGAAAATGCAATTGAATAAGAGAGAAAGGAGAGAAGAAAACGATTTACTTATTGAATCTGTATCACATTATGATGACTATATAAACAATCAAATTGAAAAAGAGATTGAAAAAATGAAACAAGATAATATTGATACAGAACTCAAAATAGATTATGAAAAAATAAGAGATGATGTTATAAAAAATGAGATGACTTGCAAGACATTAAAACAGAATATAGAGACGAAAACAAGACATATACTAAAACTAGAACACGATTTTGAAATATTGGAACAAGAACGTGTCAAATCATTCGAAGATGCTATCAAACATCGGAAAAAATATCTGGAATTATCAAACAAGTTCGATAAAGAGTTATCTAGAGATCGAGATAAACAAAAACATCGATACGATATATGCAATTGGTTAAAAACTTAATTTTTAATTTAAGTTAATCTTAAATTAAAATTTATTAATAATACAATTCAACAACTTTTCTTTAACAGGTTCTGAAATACCTGGTACAATCGACTGATTATTTTCGTAATCTAAGAAAATCCCAAAAAGAGTTTTGTAATATTCAACATTATCTTCTGTGCATGTATCAGGGATATAATGACGTATTTCATTTTTAATTTTATCATAAAGATTATCGTTAAAATGCGTTTTCCATATATTTTCAAGACGATCAATCAATGTAATAAAACGAGATCGAGTAGATAACGCTTCTAAAATATATTCTTCTTTTACTGACTCGAAAACAGTTGGATCTTGTGGGTACATCTCTTCCGAACGATAAAGAAGATAAATTTCATGAAGAGACATATATGCCTTTTTATATTCTCGTTCTTCAACTAAATAATCAGCAATATCTCTCTCTGATATTAACACTGACTTTACAACTTTTAAAGAACCATTCATTGTAATATAATAAGGTCCCTTCATTCCATCTCTTGTATAAATCCATAACGAACTATTATTTACTAAATAAGTGACTCCTTCAAATGTTAGACATCTTGAAAACCAGTCATCTGGAAACCATTCGACTTGTCTGCTAGAGTAGACAATTGAATCCATATGTCTGGCATAACATCCAATATACTTATTTTTCATATCATATACTTCTGCTTCTGTCTGTTTACGTTTATAAGTGGCTCCATGGTGACGCCAAGTATCATCTATATAGCTATTATCATAGACTTGGAAATCAAACTCTTGAATAATATAAGAAATCTCTTTATTGACATGTATAGAATGCGATTCATCCCCATCAAGAAATGGAAGAACGATACAACCTTGTCCAATCGAAAAAAGTGATAACAGCTTCATTTTATTTTTTTAACACTAACATAATATTTAATCAATTTTAAAGGAAATTTTCCTTTGAAATTAAATTAAAACTGCAATTGAAATATCATCCGCTACTCCTCTCCCAAAAAACTCCGAATATAAAGAATTTAAATTTTTTACTATAGTCTCTATTTCTGTTGCTTTAATATCTTTCACATCTAATGAGAAATTTTTACCTACCCATTTATTTTCGGTATTGATAGTATCCCAAGCTCCATCTGATCCAATCACGACAGTCGGGCATACATCAAATTCGAATATTTCGACATAAGGGATAGTTGTTAGCCCGTATACATGAGCATAATAGTCGCCAATAGATCTAACTGTAGCAATTGATGTTTCATCTTGGTCTTCGCTTACATTTTGAGCATATGCACCGGGTGTATATTTCATATTAGATGGAGACAATTTATCCCAATTCCATCCGTTATTATAATATTCTGGATCATAATCATCATCCTTAAAAACAAGAGATCTATTTCGATTTTGGTAAACCAATTTTAATCTTTTTTCAATAGGCACGGATTTTAAACGCATGTATTCTGTTTTACTTAATGGACTATGATCACACTCTACCATTTTACCGTTTATAAAGATATCAGAATCACTTACCTGTATACATACCGTCTTATATTTATCATTCCAAGGAAAAACGATGACAACAGAAAAAGTTGTTCCTGAATGGATCGCTTTCCCTCGATCTAGCGCTTCTGAACATCTAACTACTCCATTTTCATCAATATATCTACCTTGATAACTTGCGCATTTTATTCTGTACCCATCATGTAATTGAGCTGTAAAAAGAGTGGATTCAGATACCCAATCAATCTCAGACCAATCTTTAGTATATAAAGTGTTAATCCAAGGTTCTATCTGTTCAGTACAAAAAGATGCGCATTCAAATCCTTCACCGTCTGTTCCGTGACCATCACTGACGTTTAGAACGAACACGTATGGAGGAGAATTTAAATGATGATTATCTGGTGCTTGAATTTTACGAGAGAGCGATACGTCTTCGTTGAACTTTTTACTTCCTTTTAAGGTAAAGTTAGACAACATTTTCATATTAGACAACATTTTCATAAAATAAAATCAATTTTAGTGAGAAATTAGTGAGAAATTTAAATTAGCTTTCGCTAATTAAATTAAAAAATTTTTGAATAATCTTCTGGTAATAAATCTTTCGACTTTCTTATCAATTTCCAAGCATCTTCCCAATCTTTGAAAAAACTAATATTCTTCTGACGTCTTCTTATCATTTCTGAAACTTGAAAATCTAGATATTCTTCATCCATTTCTATGATTTCTTCCCAAGAATGAGCAGATAAACGAAAATGTGAAGAAGACCATAAAAATAGTGGAGGAGATGGCATAGATTGAATAATTGGGTTGTATTTTTGCGAGTATAAGTATCCTAATTTTTCTCTCAAGTATAATAATAATACATTTTTTGTACATTCTTGTATAGATTTTTTTATATTTAGACATTTTAAAGTCTTGTTTGGTTGTTGTTCTATCATTTGATCACACATTTGTCTCAAGTGACTCATCAAGTAATGATAGGGTTCATATTTAAAAAAAGAAAAGTCTGAAATAAGATTTTTGATGAATTTATTTATAATTAATTTATTACCATCATTGCTATCAAAAAAAGATAGTACTAAAACGCCTTTTCCGAAATTTAATAACAGTTCAAGCTTGGACATCTTTCGATTTCTATAAGATTTATTATTTTTATATCAATTTTACAAGGATTTGTTAATCGTCATCATCCTCTTCATCCTCATCTTCTTCGCTATCCTCCTCTTCTTCACTATCCTCATCATCTTCACTATCCTCATCATCTTCACTATCATCCTCATCGTCTTCTTCATCCTCATCGTCTTCTTCATCCTCTTCGCTATCCTCATCATCATCATCCTCTTCGCTATCCTCATCCTCATCACTATCTTCATCCTCATCATCATCCTCTTCATCCTCATCATCTTCACTATCAGTATCATCCTCTTCAACCTCTTCGTAATCCTCATCATCTTCACTATCAGTATCATCCTCTTCAACCTCTTCGTCATCCTCATCCTCTTCACTATCAGTATCATCCTCTTCGACCTCTTCGTCATCCTCATCATCTTCGTCATCCTCATCATCTTCGTCATCATCCTCATCCTCATCATCCTCATCACTATCCTCTTCTTCTTCGTCCTCTTCACTATCAGTATCCTCAGTATCCTCTTCGACTTCTCCGACTTCTTCGACTTCTTCGACCCATTCGACCCATTCCTTATCGTTAGTAATTTCAAAAGTGATTGTAACTTTCATGTTTAAAACACAGATATATGATATTTATACCAATTAAATTCAATTTTAATGTAAGACTAGGGTCTTAAATTAACTCAAAATATTCATAATAGACTCGTAATCGTTCTCTGTTTTGTAAGTTTGATTAAAAATAGCAACGAATTTTTTCTCTTTTGTAAGGTATAAAATTCTATTATAAAATTCATCTTCACCTTGTTGACAATATTGAACTGCAATTGTCATTGATTCGACTATAGCTTCTTTTATCATATGACACTTCTCCCATTTATTATCTAGTGGATCGATGTTCAATAATACAAGATAGTTTGTATTCATTTTTTATTTAGTTTCGGTGTTTAATTTGAATTGTCAATTTTAAGATATGTCTTTCGACAATCTTAAATAATTTAATTTCCTTGTTTAATTTAATCTTAATTGTTTAATTTCTTTGTTTAACTTTAAAATCATAATAATCTCTGATAAATCAACATTATTTTTTCCTTTAAATAAATTCAATTCAATTTCTTCTTCTTCGTCTTCTTCGTCTTCTTCGTCTTCTTCGTCTTTATTTTCAATCAACTCGTCTAATCTCAAGTCTTCTAATCTCAACTCGTCTACAAAATCACATTCTTCTTTTCTTTTTAAACGCATAGCAATCTCTATTCCTTCAAACGAATTCATTTCTGATGTTCTTTCACACATCCATTCTCTTACCTTTATACCTTGTTTTTCTATGTAAACTTCCATCGTCTCATTCGTATGCTTCAATTTGCATTCATCTTTTTTACAGTCCTTAAAACAGATGATAGGCTTAAGTTGATCGATGGAATGAGCAAATTTGCATCCTTTTACGGTACAAGAACGGTTTTTCTTCATGATTTGACACATTTGAGTGAATGAGAGATCTATTTCGATGGGTTGAGGAATTTTAATGCTGTATAATTCAACATACTCTTCTTTAGTAAATCCATGGTTTTTAACACAACTGAAGTCCTCGCAAAATTCTTTAAGAAGACAAGTGGGTGTATTATACTCATCGATTGAATGAGCAAAATCACAAGTCTTATTGCAAGTCTTTTTTGTGCAAAAAGTGGTTTTCTTAAGGATAGATTTTTTTAACACTGGGTCGCTTAAAATCTCACGTCTTTCATTCATAACCATCTCGTAACGCTGACGATCATAATGTTGAAGATGTGAGAAGTAGAAAAAGAAATTCTCAAAATTGTTCATAATATCAATCAAACGTTTAAAGTTACGATTGCGATCACGAATATCAACTGCGCTGAAAACTTCATTGAAGAGAAAATTTCGAACAATAGCTTTACTTTGCATCTTTAGGTAAAGTCACGATTTTCTTATGGGGTACTAGAAATAAATCAATTTTATATGAAAATACCCGAAAGCACGTGAAAGGACGTGAAAAGACGTGAAAGGACGTGAAAAGACGTGAAAAGACGTGAAAAGACGTGAAAAGACGTGAAAGGACGTGAAAAGACGTGAAAGGACGTGAAAGGACGTGAAAAGACGTGAAAGGACGTGAAAAGACGTGAAAAGACGTGAAAAGACGTGAAAGGACGTGAAAGGACGTGAAAGGACGTGAAAGGACGTGAAAGGACGTGAAAGGACGTGAAAAGACGTGAAAGTTGACTTATTTTTTATAAAAATCGACTTTGACATAAATGGATTTAATTTTAATGTCTTTAAGGTAACTTTTTAACTTCTTTATAGACTTTTGACTTAACTTTTGATTTAACTTATTAGGTGACTTATTAGGCGACTTCTTAGGCGACTTCTTAGATAACTTCTTAGGTGACTTATGTGATTTTTTTACAGATCCTATTACCATTTTATATTAAAAAAAAAATTTAATATAAAATGAAATACGTATTATCTAGTTTAATCATTGTAACTATAACTTTAATTATTTACTTTTTATACAAATATAGTAACAAAGATAACAAAGATAACAAAGATAACAAAGATAACAAAGATAACAAAGATAACAATATAATATGTGACAATGGGTATATTCAAAATAATATTTGTATATGCAACAATGGTTACACAAAAAATAACGATAAATGTCAGAAAATTCAAACATGTAATCAGAATGAACATCTTGAAAACGGTTCTTGTATATGTGACAACGGTTTTGTAAAATATAATAATATATGTCAGAAAGATCCTTGTTTCTATGGTCAACATCTTGAAAACAATGCTTGTGTTTGTAATGAAAATTCTTATGTAATAGATGTGAACTGTATATGTGCTCAAGATTATATAAGAGATTCAAACAGTGTCTGTTCGTGGAAAAGTATAGGATCTTATAATAATTTACAGAGATTTGAAATATCTAATGATAAAGTAATTGTATGGACATCTGATGGTATTTACAATGGTTCTAATAAAATTTTAGATAATAATAAGATTCAATCATTTAAAGTTGATAATAACTATATCATATGTTCTGATGATTCAGGAAATATTTATGAATCAAATAATCTTAAAGATTTTACAATCTCAAAAATAGATAAATTGGATTTTGTTTTTTGTACATTGGTTAATCAAACACCGTTTTGTATCGCACAAACACAAAAAAATGATGATACTTTCATTTATAAAAAAAATAATAATAAGTGGGTATTTATGTCTTCAATTCCTTCTATAAAAGGTCCTTTTTTCTGTTTTAAAGATCATTTACAATTTATAGCTTCTTCTTTTGATAATAAAATTTATATTTCAACCAATTTTACAAACTGGACTAATATTGTTTTTCCTTATAAAGATTACATATGTAACCTAAAACCATATATAATGAATATTATTAACGATATGATTTATTTATGCGATGATTCACAACGTTGTATCTATTATACTGATTATAAAAATATAAATTGGAAAAAAATGGATATTGAACAACTCTCTTGGATTGGGATTTTTCAAAAATTAGATACCATGCTCATTTACACATATGATCAAATCTTTTTAATAAAAAATGGAAAAACCACAAAATTACTAGGCAATGCGTTAGCCGGAGATAAATATATTGATTTATCTTCATCTTGTACAGATTTAGATTCTAATAAAGTCTATTTTTCATTAAGTAACATTATTTATAGAAAAGTAATTTAAAAAGATCAAAAGATCTTTTAAATTAACGGTTTTAAAGCATCCATCCATTTCACTTCATACTCTTCCATCTTGTTTACAAATATTTTCACATCCATTTTCATCGATAATGCACAATTCACAAGTGTGTTTGCTTTGGCAGATACAATATCGATTTCAAACTTTTTTCTCCTTTCAGAATTAGCTTTCGTTCCTACTGAATTCCACCAACAAAACTCTTCATCATTTTCAATAATCATCTCAATTTTTTGTTCCTCTGACATGTCTTTATATTCTTCATCATTTATCCAATCATAGTCATCTATATCTTCTTTTACCCATTCTCTGATATCTTCTTTTTTACAAGTGAAAGATTTAAGAACGCTTTTCACTTCTTTTTTGAATGTCTTGATACTTAATAACGATCTCATTTTTTGTTCCGTCATTTTTCCACTTGATGTTTCGTATAGTATATTATTCACATTTCCACAGTAAAACCCATGTCCTTTAGGATAATAAAAACGAGGGTATGCACCACAGATCAATTCGACTTTAGACTCCATCTTAGACTCCTTCAATTTTTTTATAAACATATCTATATAAATCAATTTTAAGAGGGTTTTAACCTTCTTAAAATTAAAGTGAAATTAAAGTGAAATTAAAGTGAGAAATGAGATAAATAAGGTGATTCTAACAAGTTAGTGAGAGTGGTTTCTTTTGAAAAACAAGACAAGACAAAATTAGAGAATTCGATGTTATGTAAAATTTTATAAAATCTTGGTTTAAAGTTATTTTTTAAAGAAAATTGTTGAATCGTATTGTTATCTTGTGTTGAAAAACCGTAATCCATTTTAAAAGCAATATTATTGGTTACCATTTCATGAAAAATGCACCCCAAACTCCATCGATCGATTGATGATGATACAAGAACTTTCTGATTCTTAAAAAAATCTTCGTGAACATAATTAACAGTTCCACCCCTGTATAACACGCCTCCAAAATTTTCCGATAACCCAAAATCTAAGATCTTAATCTGAATCAATCCTCTATTGTAAAGATAACCTATATTTTCTGGCTTTAAATCAATGTGAGATATCTTTTTTTCTTCTATTACCTGTACAGCTTCTATCAACTGTTTCATGATATAGGCATTCATCGTTTGAGATAAAGTGCCCATGATATCCAATAAACATCCATCCAATTTTTCCATGACGATACATTCTCTTCCCTTATGAGAAAAAGAATCAAAAAGCTGGATAAAGTATTTATTTCCTGTAAATTTTCTAGTCATTTTTTCTTCGTAATCCTTAGTGTCTTGGTTTAGACTCTTATTAAAAATCTTTATTACTGCATTGGTTGTTTTGTATGTATCGACATCTTCTATCTCTACGAGAAAAACATCCGAAGATCCTCCTTTACCGATAAGATCTTTTATCGTATATATATTATTTTTAACTGTGAATGTATACTCTAATGTCTGTCTATTAACGAATCTATCAAAATTCGTAATGTCGTCTTCTTCGTCTTCTTCGTCTTCTTCACTGTTATAACGAGGATGAATGATGAAGACATCATCCCACGTATAAAAATCCTGTTTCAAAGGACTCTCGCAAGTCGTCTCTTCACAAGCGCGATATTCGTTCGGAATTTTGACAGAAATCATTACTATCAAATAGTTCACAGTTTTTCTATGAAAAAATCAATTTTATAGGTAATTCTGTTTATCATTAAAAACCCCTAATTTAGCATTAAAACGTCTATTTTAGCATATGACCGTTCATTTTAGTCAAGTGATATTATTTATTAGCAGATTTCTTGCTAATCCATTGATACGGTCCATTGCCATTTAACGAAACTTTATTTTTATCTGGTTCTGTCTGAACACTATTTCTCATACCGTGAACATGCCAAAAGAATTTTCCGTTCTTACCGTATACCTTAAATTTTCCTTTTTGTATCTTAGATGTATAAAACGAATTATGTGATCCCAGTGCTGTAATTTGTATCGTGAATTCTGTTGCTAAAAGGTGGACATAATCAGGTAAAATAATTTTTACAAAGTCATTATTTACAATTTTTGATTTTCCTCGATAGTATACGCCAGCTTCAGGACCTTCTAAACATGCATGAACAAGATATTTATTTTTATCAATCGGATGATCAATCAC